GCTCACCGCGGCGCTGATCGAGCGCTGGCAATGGTTCGGAACCGTGGGCTCATTGGTCGCGGGCGTCCCCAATCGACGGGCCTTCGGCCAAGCTGGCCTGACCAAAGGCTTAGCCGACTTGATCGTCCTGTCGCCGCTCTTGGGAGAAAAAACCGGCTGGCTCGAGCTCAAGATCGACAATGGCCGACTTAGCGAATCCCAGTTGAAAATTGGCCGGACCTGCCGGGATCTGGGCGTTCCTTACGCCGTCTGCTATGGTCTCGATTCGGCGATCGAGCAATTGCGGAAATGGGGCGCGCTCAAATGACAGAAGAGCCGCGCTATGGGCCGAAGAACGAGCATTGCGGCCACATCGGCGGTTGTCCGTTTCCCGAGTCGCCCTGTCCGGAGCTTGGTTGCTGGCTGAGAGGAACATGGCGATGCCGATCTATGAAACGCCAGCCGATCGCGCCCGGCAAAATGAAACCGCCGAAATCGTCGGCGCACAATGGGGCTGCAAGATCCGCCGCTTTCCCGACCTCTGCGCCGTCGACTGGTATTCGGAGCGCGACGGCAAATTGACCGGCTTGGCCGAGCTCAAATGCCGCGATGAGCCCTACGGCGCTTATCCCAGCGTCTGGCTGGGCCTGGACAAATTCATGGCGCTGGCGATCGGCGTCCTGCATGTGCGCGTACCAGCCTGCATTGTCTACCGATTCGTCAATGGGATCTATTGGGCGCCGCTCAAAGCGATCGACGCGTCAAAGATCTCGCTGGGCGGGGCCAAAGGCGAAGCGATCGAGCCGTGCATCGATATTCCGCTCGGCGTGCTCAAGCCGCTGACCCCATCCAACACGATCGTTATGCCGCCGCTTGACAGACGGCCAGAATCAACTGCACAAATGCAACAGGAATTCATCGGGAGCTTGTAGCCTCAATGCCAGGATATGATCCGGTAAAAGCGGCCGCGTATTACCAAGCCAACCGCGAGCGCATCCGTAAATGGCAGGCCGCATATTACCAAGCCAATCGCGAAGCTATCTGCGAACGGAACGGCGCTTATACTCGCGCTTATTACGCCGCTAATCGTGAGAAGGTTCGTGAGAGCCAGCGCGCTTATGAAAAGGCCACTCAGGCAAAGCGCAATGAACGGAAAAGGGGCTATAGGTTAAAGGCTAAGCTCGAAAAGAGCGCCGCAACCCAATTGACGGGAGTCAGTTGACCGAGTTGCGGCGCCCATAAGCGTACTTGCGTACAAACCCCGGGGGGAACTTACGGTTATACCGGTTCCGACCCCCTGGATCAAGTGGACGGCACGCTTACCAGGACACACGACCCTAAGACACCCCCCCCAAGGATCATCGTATAACGATGGGGAGGCGCAGTTGAGGTTCTGCGATATCAAAAGCGGGTCGCGATACCGGGGTTGAAAAGTGCCTCCCTGCGGTTGTACACCGCGTGTTCTGTGGGTTGGCCGTTACTACCCATAGAGCATCCTTCCCCTGGAATAAAGGGGAGGGAGGGGCAACGGAAAGGAACTTAGGGCGCCTAAGTACAGACGAGAATGGTACGGATCGCTGGCGTATGTCAACATGCGACGTGTGGGCTTGCTTCTGGGGCGACAAAGAATGCCACTGGCCCTTTTGTGAGGCTGGCCAAAGGTTTAAAGGACAGCATAATCTCCGCAGCTTGTGCTTGACAACATCGGGTCGTTCAGGCAATGTTGTCAAGCAAAGGAAAGACCATGCTCAAGCCGCTTTTCCCCCATCAACAGAAGGCCTTAGACCTTCTGCGCGAGTCGGTCAGGACGGGCCACAAACGCCCGGTGATTAATATGCCAACCGCGGCCGGCAAGACCGTGCTGGCGGCGCATGTGGTGGTCGGCGCGCGCGGCAAAGACAATCGGGTGGCGTTTCTCGTTCCGGCGATTAACCTGATCGATCAGACCTTCAATCGCTTCATCGAGAACGGCATCGATCCCGCCGACATGGGGATCGTACAGGCCAATCACCCATGGAAACGGCCGAGCGCCCCAATCCAGATCTGTTCTGTCCAGACGATCGCCAAGCGTGGCTGGCCGGTCGTCGACATCATCGTGGTCGACGAAGCCCATCTGATGCATGAGGCGACCAAAAAATGGATGCTGGCCGAGCCGGGCAAGCTGTTCATCGGGCTGACCGCGACGCCATGGGCCAAGGGCATGGCCGATCTCTGGGATGATTTGATTCAGCCGACGTCGATCCGCCAGCTGATCGATGAGGGCCGGTTGTGCAACTTCAAGGCGTTCGCGCCGTCACATCCCGACCTGTCGAAGGTGCGCACCATCGCCGGCGATTATCATGAGGGCGAACTCGCCGACGTGATGGGCGAAAAGAAACTGGTCGCCGATATCGTGCAGACGTGGCTGATGAAGGCCGGCGGCCGCAAGACTTTGGTGTTCTGTGTCAACCGGGCGCATGCCGGCCAAGTGCACGACGAATTCATGGCTCAAGGGGTTAGATCCGAATATGTCGATGCGCTCACGCCGCGCGTCGAGCGAGCGGAAATCATCAAGCGGCTGGAAAAGGGCGAAACCCAGGTCATCTGTTCGATCGGCACAATGACCACCGGCGTCGATATTCCCCCTGTCGATTGCATCCAATACGCCCGGCCGACCAAGTCCGAGATCCTTTATGTTCAATCGATCGGCCGCGGCCTGCGCACGCATCCGGGTAAGGATCATCTTTTAATTCTAGACCATAGCGACACGACGTTGCGACTCGGCACGGTCGACCAGATCCGCCATGACCGCTTGCGCGACGGCCAGCCGGGCAAGTCCGCCGGCGATGAAGAGGCCAAGCTGCCGCTGCCGAAGGAATGCCCAAGCTGCGGCATGCTGATCCCGGTCAAAGTGAAGACCTGCCCCAATTGCGGCCAAACGCCGAAATGGTCGAGCGCCGTTGAGACGGTCGACGGCGAATTGGTCGAGCTCGGCGCCCATAGCGCAGCGGCGAAATATGATGGCTGGCGTTACGGCAAACAGCCAAGGGATTGGACGATGGCCGATAAGTCCGCGTTCTACGGCGAACTCAGGGCCTATGGCCGCGACCACAGCTATGCTGAGGGCTGGGCGGCGCACAAATATCGCGAGCGGCTGGGCGTCTGGCCCGATCATCCATCGATTCGCTACGCCGCCTTGTTGAGCCCGACGCGCGATACGCTAAACTGGCTCAAATCACGGCAGATCGCTTGGGCAAAGCGACGCGGCGCCGAGCGGAGGGTCCTGGGTCATGCGGGATGACATCCAGTCACGCGCACGGGGACGCTGGACCGGGATTCTTGCCGCAATTGGGATTAATCGCGAACATCTAAAGAACAAAGGCGGACCCTGCCCGATCTGCGGCGGCAAAGACCGATTTCGCTTCGACGATCGTAGGGGCGATGGCACGTGGATCTGCAATCGCTGCGGCGCCGGCAATGGCTTCCAGATGATCATGAGGCTGAAAACCTGCAACTTTCACGATGCAGTTCTTCTAATCGAAAAGGAAATTGGCGCGGCGCCGGTCCGCCTGCCGCCGCCGACCATCGAAGACGAAGGTAGAAAAGAACGACTACAGGCCATATGGACGCGCGCCGCGCCGCTCGAAGGGCCAGACGCGGCGTCGCGCTATCTGGCGAGCCGCGGCATCGTGATCAAGCCTCCGCCAACTGCGGTCAGGTTTATCCAAGAGCTGCCCTATTACGACGGCAAGATTCGCACCTATTTCCCCACCATGATCGCCAAAGTTGTCGCCCCAGACAATAGCTCGGCCACGTTGCATCGCACGTTTCTGAACGAACAGGGAACAAAGGCTTTTGTGCTCGGTGACAAGTGCAAAATGCTGATGCCGGGCAAGATACCCACAGGCGGCGCAGTCAGACTCGGCCCGGCCGACGAGACTTTAGGCGTGGCGGAAGGCATTGAAACCGCGTTGTCCGCCGCGCAATTGCATCACATGACGGTTTGGGCTTGCCTCTCCGCCGGAGCCTTGCTTAAATGGCAGCCGCCCGAATCGACGCGTCGGATTGTGATCTTCGGCGATCGCGACGAAAGCTTCTGCGGGCAAATGACGTCTTATTCGCTAGCCTATCGGCTCAAGACCATGCGCCGTATGTTGACTATCGAAGTCGCCTTTCCGTCTGGTCAGTTCAAGGACTTCAATGACGAGCTGCGTGCTTGTTGTTGAGGGGAAAGTGGGGGCAGGGCCGTCTTTTCCTTCGGTTCCGGAGCGCGCCGGGCGGCCTTTGGTCGGGTGGCCCGGTTGCCGCCCCCACGCCTCCCTGCTAAGAATGGGGCAATCGGGAAGCTGACCAATGCCGCGCATACTCGACGCCGCCGTCAAGCGCATCAAGGCTAAACGCCAAGTCGATAACCCTTATGCGGTCGCCACTTCGACATTGCAGAAAGCCGGCGAGCTCAAGCCCGGCTCGAACAAACCCACGGCGAAGGGCGTTAAAAGGGGTCAGATGAGCCGCGCCCAGCGGCATAAGCATCCAGCTTAGGAGCAGATCATGGCCACGACTCCGCAGAAGCCCCCAACGCCGTCCCATCCGCAGCCCAAGCCTCCCGCCCAGCCGAGTCAGCCGCCCAACCCATCGACGCCTGCATCGCAGCCCAGACCGAATCAACCGGGCTCTGGCCAGCAGCCCGGATCAGGCCAACAGCCAGGCACGCCACAGCAGCAGTCGCACGATCCATCCAAACAGCCGAATCCGACTGGCAAAGACAAGGACGCCGAGCGGGCCGATTCGGCGCATCAGGGCGATCTCGAGCGCCAGCATCGGGCCGAACAGGGCGTCGATCCTAATGCCCCGATCGGCGTCGACGTTCCCCCCAGCCATCTGGGCGAACAGGGCGGCCGGCGTGAGGGCTTGGCGAACTTTGAGCCAGTGATCGATGAACAACGCAATCGATCGATGGAAATGCAGCGTGACGGCATCGATAAGTGGATGCGCGACCACGACCCGACCATTCCAGAAGGCGGCCGGCGTGAACAGGTGCGCGGCGTCGGCAATTCGATGATGGAGCGTTCGGAGGAGCAGCGGGCGATCGATTCCGGCGTGCCGAATCCAAAAGACCTGAATAGCGAGCGGGAAGGCCAGAAGCGGGCCGATGAACAGGACAGCCGGCGATGATGACGCTGACCAATTTCAATGAGGAGTTGAACACCCTGATCAACCAGGCGTTGGGCAACGTTGGCAATGCGGTCGGCTCGAACACGGCGTTGACCTTCACCAACATCGCCGCGGCGCTGACCACCGCCGGAACCAATGTGACCGCGCTCACGGCGACCTTCACCCACGACCGGACGATCCAGGATCCGGGCACGGCGCTCAATCCGGCTCTACCCTGATGGCCGTGCAAGCGCCCGACGACGAAGCGCCGATCACCCCATGGGGCAGCGGCGTCGACCCGTGGGCGCAATGGTGGCTGCAATTCTTGAAGCCGCCTGACGCCAATCAGACCGATCCGCAAGGCTATCCGATGAGCCAGGCCGGCGGCCAGATGACTCCGCCGCCAGCGACGGGACCTGGGCTTGGCGCGCAGGTGCAGGCGAATCTCAACAACCTGCCGGCCTTTCTGGCTAGCCAAGCGCCCGCCAGCCCATTCACTGGCGCTGGCCCAGCGCCGATGAGCATGACGGCGCCGGCGCGGCCAGTGACGCCGACGCCGCCGCCCGGACCGCTATCGCCGTCATTCCAGCCGCAGGCGCGCGGCATGGCCGTTCCGTCGGATAGCCCCGCCGCGCCTCAGGGAAGCCCCGTAGCGGCCGATGCGCCGCTCCCGCCACGTCGGCCTAGGGCGGCCGCAAATGCTGCTCCAGCGGCCCCCAGAGCGGCTCCTGCGCCGATCAACCTTGGTTATTACATGCCACGATCAGGCAATGCGCGCTCGGCGGTGTTCAACGCCGCCGGCGATCCACGATTTAGGGGACCGCTATCGTCGACCTGGGGCCCGTTCGGCGGCGGTTGATTCAGTTCGGCGCTCAGTTCAGGAGCGATAAACATGCTGAGCGGCGGATCGCCCAGCTTCAACGCCTTGGCCCATTTGACCATCATCTCAAGCGACGGATCACGCAGGCCAATCTCACAAGCGGTGACCATATAACGGCTGACGCCAAGCATTTCGGCCAGCGTCTCCTGATGAATGCCCTGAGCCATGCGGTGGGCGATCAACCCTTCGCGGCGCAACCGGTTGTAGCGCTTCGTCTGATTTGGATTTCTTTGTCTTCCCATGTTGACAGGCTAGCATATTCATGTGAGCCTGACAACTTCGGGCGATTGGGCTCGGTTCTTGCCACCCTGCTGAAGTGTATGGCATTGCAAGTCCAGCGACAGGGCGGACGGACTTGCTAGAAGTGGGACCGGTCACGAATGCGATACCGCGCAATCAAGAGCCCACGGGCGCGGCGTAAGCAAATTCCGGGTCTTCACCAATCCTGAACGGCGAAGGCCTGGGGTGGGGGAGGCCGGCGATTTGCGAACCCCCCCAGTGAATGCCGGCCTCACCTCTCTTAAAAATAGCTTGACAACATGATCGCGATCAATCAAATGTTGCTTGCCAACATGGAGATCGATCATGGAACAAGAACCGACTGACAATTTTCGCTTGATTCCGGCTGAGCGGCCCGCCAGACCCGAAGCCGATCCGCTGATGACGCTGATCGCCAAAGCCGCCAGCAATCCGAAGGTCGATGTCGACAAGCTCGACCACCTGCTGAGGATGCTGGAGCGCCGGGAAGACAAAGCCAAAGAAATGGCGTTCAATGACGCTTTGTCCGCCGCCAAAGGCGAATTCCCGGACATCGTCAAGAATCGTTTGGTCGATTTCACCGGCCAAAGGGGGCGCACCAATTACCGCTATGAAGATTTCGCCGCGATCACCGACGCCGTCGATCCAGTCCTGAAGAAATATGGCCTGACCTATCGGTTCAGGTCCGACCAGCCGGCGCCGGGCAAGCTCAGAGTGGCTTGCATCGTCACCCACAAGCATGGCCACCGGGAAGAGACTTCGCTCGAAGTCGTCGAAGACAACAGCGGCAATAAGAACGCCGTGCAGGCTATCGGCTCGAGCGCGACTTATTTGCAGCGCTACACGCTTAAGCTGGCGCTTGGCCTGTCAGTGACCACGGACGACGACGGCCGCGGCGGAGTAGACAATACGACCGCCGATCCGACGATCGACGCCGATCAGCGCCTTCATCTTGAGGCCCTGATGGAACAGGCCGGCTATAGTCGAGACACCATTGAATCCTGGGCTGGTTGCGAGCTCGAAGCGATGAAGGTCAAGAAATACGAAGAGGCGATCTTCAATCTTAGGGCAAAAATCCGCAAATCTGCCGTTCAACATGAAGACGCGCGTGACGACCGATGAACGACATCAGCTTCATCGCCGAATACGGACTGTCGCCGCAGCATATCAAGCGTCGCTTAGGCAAAGCCACGGCGTCGCGGATGAAGGATATCTGCAAGAAGCAGAAGAATGGCGGCTACTACGCCGACCGAGCCAACTATCTCAAAGAGCTGGTCTATGAGCGGCTGACCAACCGGGAGGTCAATCACTTTCGAACGTCGGCCATGCAGCGCGGCATCGAACTGGAGCCGCGGGCGCGCGCCACCTATGAACTGAGAGAAGGCGTCACGGTCGATCGGGTCGGGTTCGTCGATCATCCGACCTTACTCATGAGCGGCGCGTCGCCCGATGGGCTGATCGGCGATGACGGCGGATTGGAGATCAAATGCCCGGAATACGCCGTCCACCAGGAAACATTGGTGGCGGAGGACATCCCAGAAGACAATCTCTGGCAGATGCATTGGAACATGGCCTGTCTGCCAGAGCGCCAGTGGTGGGATTTCGTTTCGTTTAATCCAGAGTTTCCCGCCAGCATGACCTATTTCGGCAAGCGGTTAATGCGTGATGACGCCGTGATCGCCAAGATGACGGAGGAAGTTGAGCTCTTCCTGCAGGAGGTCGACCAGCGCGTCGCCTATCTCATGGAGCGCTACGGTGCGGCTTAAGAAGACCATCACTGAGGCCAACCGGGCGGAGATCGTGGGCGCGGTTCAGAGCTGCGCCGTCGGCTCCCAGATCGATCTCGTCGATGATCCACGCAGCCGTGAGCAGAACCGGTTGATGTGGTGGCTCCTGACCGACATTGCTCAGCAGCGGTCGATCGGCGGCGCGATGCACCCGCCGGAGCATTGGAAATGCGCCTTCATGAAGGCGATCGGCGTCAAGCTGGAATTTCTCCCATCGATCGACGGCCGCGGCGTGGTGGCGGTCGGCTATTCGTCGGCCCGGCTCAGCAAAGAGAAAATGTCGGAAATGATCACGCTGATGTACCAGAAGGGCGACGAATGGGGCGTCCATTTCCGGATCGACGAACGAAAGGGCGCGGCATGACCGATGACGTGATCGAGATCTTGCAGGGCTTAACTGAGAAGATCACCAACATATTGGATGAGATCCGCAGCGAGCCAGATCTGGACAACGCCAAAGTCGTTTGGCCGCCCACTGAAGAGATGAGCCACAGCGACGCTATCGCGACCCTATTCGATATCGCCGATTGCGATCTGAGCCTGACTCTGTTTGATGAAACTGGCAACGGCCAAGCCGATGAGTGGTACGTCGCTTTTAGCGGCACTCAGCTATATCCCAATTCGCCAGTTCATTATGGCTATACGCCACTCAAGGCGATGATCGAAGAGGAGCTTAAGCATTGGGACCCGGATGGAGTTTCGGCTTCGCCACGCGGCCGCATATTGTTGCGCCTGCTCGCCGCCTTTGACGAGCCTTGAGCCATGCGGCAAGAATTCTCCGATGGCGTGAAGCTCGAGATCACCCGGCGCGCCACCGGCGAAGATGAAAAGGTCAGGTGCGAAAATTGCGGCTTATGGGTCAAGAGCCGCAATGAATTCGAGATCGACCATACGCTCTCTGAAGGCATGCGCCCGCTGGGCGAAACTATGCGGCCGCGACTCACGGCTGAAGACGGTCAATTGCTCTGCCTCACGTGCCATGATGAGAAGACCAACGACGACGGTCAGCAGCGCAGCAAAGCCAAGCGGCGGGAGATGAAGCAGCCACTGAAGGTGGTCAAAGGATTGACCAATATCGCCCGAAGGTTCGGGCTGAAGTGAAGGGAAAGACCAATGTGGTATGACAGTTATGAATGGGCAGTGATCTCAGGCGTTGTCGCCTTCCTTATCGCGTACTTATCCTCCTATTGGCTCTAGTACCGGCCCTGCGCGCCCTGATAAGCGCTCATCGCGCGCAACGCGTCGAACAGGCTCTGGCTGGGCTTCTTAGGCCGAAACGGCACGCCCTCAGTCAGCGTCTTCCGGGCGGCGGCTTGGACTGCCGCTCGATCCCACATGGCTGGGGTGAGCAGCGGCGCGCCTCTGTGGAGGCCATAGCCGCCGATTGCGCCGATCGCCACCTCTTCCGCAATTTTTGCTGGATCTTCATTGCGCCCAACGATCGCGCCGCCAATGCCGCCAAGCACTGGATAGGATAATCGATGTAGATCCCAGAGCGACGGCGCTGGGCTGGGCAGTTTTCCAGGCATTTGGCCCAGCGCCGCCCAAGCCTCATCGGCTGGGCTGCCGGTTGGCGAATAGCGAAGGCCTGCTTGAGTGTTCCGCCAATCTTGCGCCTGAGGCCCGACCCCCGTCCCGCCACGGGCGGCGATGGCCTGCATTTGCGCTAAGCGCTCTGCGTCCGTCTCCCGGCCATGGGCAAGATTGCCGGCCGCACGCGCCGCCGCCGCCTCCCCAGGCGCCGCCGCCCGATTCGCCGCCGCGTTCCAAGCCGGGCCGGTCTCGATGAAATTGTTGAGCGCGCTCGCGACCTTCGGCGCAATAAGCTGATCCTCTAGCGAACCTCTTTGGCCAGCTGTCGCCAGCCGTTTTCTGGCTCGCTCCAGCTCGGCCATGCTCATTGTTGGATTGGCGTTGATATCTTGTACAATGGCTTTAGTTGACGTGGCCAGATCCTGCGTTCCCTGACTGTATCCGCCCCAGACTTGATTAATCGGCGGCACGTAGTCGTTCCGTCCGGCGCTGATGGCGTCCAACGGCTGGAACGCCTTTTGCGTCGCCGCCGTGAGGCTGGCTGCGGACGGCCCCACATCCGGCTTTGCTGGCATGCGAAGCCGACCGAAGGGCCCGGTGACTGCGCCGATCGCGGCGCCGACTCCGGCTGCCTGAGTCGGATCTTGGCCCTGACTCGCTGCGCCAGCTGCGCCAATGCCGCCCTGCTCGAGCGCGCCGCCGACCCGATTGGCGATGAAGGGCGCGGCGCGTTCGCCGACCACGCTGGCGATGCCCGGCGTAAGCGCTCCAGCCGCAAGCCGTCCTGCGCCCAACGCTTCGCCGCCAACCCCTAAGCCTGCGCCGCCCAAGACTTCGCCAGCTCCCGCCATCGGCGTTTGAGCCAACCGCTGCTCGGCGCCAGCCGCGTCAACCAGCTTGCCGGCAAATGGGATCTGGCCGATCGCCACACGGCCCACGTCGGCGGCTTGCTGCAGCGATTTGCCGGCTTGCTGTCCCGACCAGTCCGGCCCGGCGATGTCGCTGGGCCCAGTCGGCCCACCCCAAGCAAGCCCGAGCAGCCTTTTCCAATTCATCGGAGCTGCCGGCGCGGCCGGCGCTTGAGCTGGGCCGGCAGGTTTCACGTATTGCGCCCATGGATCATCGCTCGACGATGCCGAATTCGTCGGCGGCGCTAGATATTGCTCCCATGGGTCGGCCATCGTCGGACCTATTTAGCGTAGCCCGTCTCACCTTTGTGCGGGCCAGAAGGAATGATGAATGGGGTGCCGGGCGCGAGCTTCGCCACATCAGCGGGCGATGTAACCTGAACCGGCTGGCCTGCTGGCGCGGCGGCTGGTGCGGTCTCACCGTGCTCAGACGGCAGGGCGCCGCCGCGATAACCAGGCTGTCCAGGCTGATATTCTTTGCTCAAAGACCCCTCATATTGTGGGTCCATGGTGCTGAGATAGCCGGCGGCCCCATGCAAGTCCGCGATGCTCTTGCGCGTCCAAGTCCGGACGTCGTCGAGCGCCGACATTATCGGGCCAGAGCCGGAGCTAAGATTGCCCGTCTGAGTAAACCCGCCAGCCATAGTTTTGGTGATCTGCTGCGCCCGACGCCCGCCGCCGATTTCCGCCGCGGCTTGCGTCTTCAAAGCGTTCAATTGTCGCAACTGATTTAACGCTTCCGCCTCATCGGAGGTTAGCCCGCCCCAGCCCGGCGGAATGAGATGCGTCGCAGCAAAAGCCAGCATGCTGTTCTGATCTTCCTGCGAACGCGCCGTCCACTTATCCAGAGCCGACTTTAAGGGCGCAGCATAAGGTCCATCATGCAGCGCCGTCGCTAGATCTTCGACATGATGCAGCACCGAAACGTTCTTGTCGAAATTGTTCTGCTCGGCCGCAACATCCTTAGCAGTCGTTTGATATTGCGCATTCGGGCCCTGCATATAGGACGGGATCGGCGCTCCCGGATTCTGCTTTTGATAGGTTCTGACGTCGAACTTCTGCTGGGCGACCGGCCCGCTCCCGAATCCCGCCTGCTGCAGGGTGAGCTTGTTCAGCGACTCCGGATCGGTCAGGAACAACGACTTGGCTTGATCGAGCGTGATGTCGTTGTCTTTGGCGATTTGCGGCAACTGATTCCATAGAGCCTGCCGGCTCCCCATTTGCTGCTGATAGGTCTGCAGCTTGGCGATCTCACTGAACAACTGACCCGGATCTTGCGACGGCGGAACGAGCAGCGCGTTGCCCTGCGGATTCCTGCCGGGATAGAGCGCCCCACTGAGGCCAGCCAAGCCGCGATAGAACATTTGTTCAGAGCGATCGCGATTGTACAGCTGCAGCAGCATCTCCGGCGTCAGCTGGATCTGCGACTGGCCGCCGGGCATCGGCCCGAGCTGCTGCTGGCCCATCGGCGCAGAGGCAGCGGCCGGTTGCGCGGCAGGCGCCGGCATATTGGCGGCAAGCGGGCTGGCTAGCTTGGCGTTGGTCGCTGCTTGATCCGGCGTGCTCTGCAGGCTCTGCGGCTGCGGAGGGCCGGGCGCCCCTGCTGGCGGTGCGGGAGGAGGGTTGGCCCCAGGGGCGCTGGGCGGGCCTGCTGGGGCTTGAGGACCCCCAACAGGCGGCGCGGGTGAATTACTGCCGGGCTGACCTGGAGCCTGCCCCAGGCCAGCCAGAAGCTTCTGACGCGGGTCTTGCTGACCAAAGGCCCCAGCGATCAGGTCGAACAGGCCGGGCATCTTAATACCCCAATTGTTTCAGGGTGCTGGCGAAACTCTGCTGGAAGCCGGCGCCCGGACCGGACTGAGCCGGATTCCAGTTCGCCAGGAATTGCTGCAACACGCCGGGCCCAGGCTGATTCGGCGGCGCAGCTCCGGGTTGCGCGCCAGGCGTGGTGACTTTGCCCGGATTGGCCAGCATGCCAAGCACAGTGTTGTAATCCATCAACGGCTGACCGCCGCTTGAGGTCGGCTGCGCCGCCGGAGCGGCCGATTGTCCGCCGCCCATGCCCGCCCATACGCCAAGCGGGTTCTGCGCCGTCATGCCGGGCGTGCCGGGTCCCGCCCGATACTGACCGGCGCCCGTAGGGATCATCGAATTAAGGCCGCCCCACTGGGCCGCCATGTTGCCGGCGGCGACCGCCGGATTGCCCGGAAGGACAGGCGTCGATTGAGCCGCCGGCGCTGGCGCTGGCGCGGCCGGCGGCGTGCTGAGCGATACGCCCGGCGGCGGCTGGATCGGCTGGCCCATAGCATTGGTTGGCATGCCGACATATTGCGGCGGCCACGGCAGGGCTTGATGGGAGTACCGGCTATATGGGTTCGACCATTGACTGGCGTCAAAGACCCCATAAGGACTGGGATTGAACGGCTTAATATCCGCCATAGCCGCCTCCATAAGAGCCGTACGGGCTCTGCCCCTGAGCCTGCTGCATTGCGATCTGCTGCACCAGCTGCATCAGCATCGGGTTCTGGCCAAATGGCTGTTGACCCTGCTGTTGGCCAGGCTGTTGGCCAGCGCCGGGCGCGCTCGAGAATTGTCCGGGCGTTGAGGTCAGGCCGACCCCATAGATCGGCGGCGGCTGATAGCCCATGGCTTGCTGCATCTGCGCCGATTGAACCATGTCGGGCCGATGCAGCGGCAGCGGATTCAATTGGAAGTCCGGCGCTTGCGGCGGCTTGTCCGGCTCGGCCGGCTTTTGCTGATCGGCTGGCTTGGGTTTCCCGAAATCTGGCGGCGTCACAGTCGACGGCGCGGTCCCCATGGCGGTCCCGCCAGCAACCATGTCGC